GACGTAGCGCAGGATGGACAGCCACGGCAAGGGGATCATCGCGCGCCTTTCGCCGCCAGGCTCTCGCTGGTCTTGGCGCGCAGGATGACGACGATCAGGCCGAACAGCATCATCAGGCTGCCGGTGGCGTCCGGCCCCAGCCATTTGTCGATCAGCTTGTCCTGGGTTTGCAGGTAGCCGATGACGGCGATGTAGACGCCGGCGTGGGTGGTCCAGGAGCGCATGGCGCCGCGCAGGGCGCGCTTGATCCGCAGGCTGATCATGGGCATACCTCAACGCCCAGGCGCTGGGCGACGATGGCGTCGGCGTGGCAGGCGCGGGCGCGGCCGGCGCAGCTTGGGGCGGCGGCGGCGTAGGCGCTGGAGCAGAGGATGGCCAGGGCGTCGGCGCGCAGGTTCATGGCGTGGAACAGGCGGGCGGTCTCGCGCGTGTTGCACTCGTCGTCGGTCCATGACGTGCCGAAGCTGAGGCCGAAGCCGGTGCCGGAGCCGCCGGCCGATGTGCCGCCCATGCAGGGCGCGGTAGGCGCGACGTTCGGGGCGAAAACGGCGGGTGCCTGCTTTTCTTCCTGGTAGGCGCCGCCGGTCAGGGTGTTGCCGCCGCTGTAGGCGCCCGCCGCGGCGCCGGCCTGGGCGGATGCCTGGGCGTGGGCGTGGCTGTAGCTGGTGGACCAGGACGGGTCGCCGGCCAGGGCGGCGCAGGGGATGAGCAGCAGGAGCAGGGTTTTCATGGGTAGAAGATGCGCCGGCCGGAGCGCGGCGGTGTGGATTGGAGGTGCGCCCAGGACTTGGTCGCGCTAGGGTGTTCGAGCCAGAGGCCGACTTCGGCCAGCAGGTCCTGGTGTTCGAAGCACCAGGCGTCGATCTCGCCTTCCGGGTCCCACAGGTCCACGGCCTGGCCGCTCATGTGCCTGGAGCGGGGGGCGGCGTTGCGCATGCTGGCGTTCACGGCGGGCGGGCGCCAGCCGGAGGAAATGGGGGTGCCGGTGACGGGGTGGGGCGATAGCTCCACGTCGTGCAGGGGGGCGATGAGGGTATTGACCCGGCGCAGCAGGTGGGCGGCGTTGCGCACGATCTCGGGCGTGAGGTCGGCCGCGTGGGAAGTGTCGCGGCCCATCCAGTAGGCGTCCATGGTGAGCAGCGGGCTCATTCGTCCATGTCCTCGGGTTCGTACCGCGCGCACCGTGTTCCATGCGGGAACCACGGCTGGCCGTACTCGCAGGCCGCCATAACGTGGCCCTCGACGAGCTTGTTCTTGCAATACGCGCACTGCCCGGTCAGGGCGGAGACGTTGTGCCAGTCGTCAGCGTGGTCATGCAGGGACATCGCTTTGGGCCTCCTCGATGCGGATGGCGCCCGGCTCGAACTCGACGCGGCGGTTGAGGGCGAGCGAGACGGGTTCCTTGAGTTCGATCAGGCGACGGATGCGGCCGCCGATGCCGAGGGATAGCCAGGTGGCCTTGCCGCGTCCGGCGGTGATGGTGGGGAAGCGGATGAGCACGGCGTTCATGGCGGCGCGGCCTTCGACCGTCCAGGTCGAGGCGTCGCGCGGGGCGGCAACCCGTGTGTAGCCGCGCAGGTCGATCTCGGCTTCGGCCTGGTCTTCGCCTTCGGGGCGGCGCGTGTGCAGGGCAAGCTGGTAGGCGGGGGCCTGGTTCGTGCCGGCGCGCTGGAATTCGGCGCGGGCCAGCTCGGCGGCCAGGGATTCAGTCTTCATCCCCGTCCTCGTCCCCGTCATCATCCAGGCGATCCACCTCGTGCAGGGCGATGATCATGCCGGTTTCCGGGTCTCGCACCGGCACCCTGACGACCGGGCGCGGGGCGGCCTGGGTGTAATGGAAGGATGGCGCGGACGCGGGCGCGCGATCCGCCGAGGCGATGCCGACAAGCGCGGCGCTCATACCGCCCAGGGCGGCGGCCAGGGTGTCTTCCTGGCGCGCTGGCGGTTCCGCCGGCGTGGGCGGCGAGGCCTGTCCGGTCGTGGCGCCCAGGCCGTCGCCCTTGCGGGCGGTTTCTTCCTTGACCAGTTGGGCGTGCTTGACTTCCCAGTCCACGCCATCGTGCAGGATGCTTTCCGCCGCGCGGGTGCTGATGCCCAGCGCGACGCGCTCGCGGGCGGCGTCCACTTCCTTCATCGGGTCGATGCTGCCGGGGCCGTCACCGATCCAGACGGCGGACTGCCATGCCTTGCGCAGCAGGGGATCGGCGAAGTAGCCGGGGGCGTAGAGGCGGCCGGTGGCCACGGCCTCGTCCATCCACAGGCGATAGATGGGGGCGCAGAAGTTGGTGGCCAGCCAGTCGCGGCGGCCACGGAAAAAGCGCCAGGCGTCCAGCATGGCGGCGCGGGCGGCGGAGTAGCTGGCGGTAAAGTGCTTGATGAGTACCTCGAAGGGCACTTCCAGGGCAACGCCAACCTGGCGGATGATGGCCTGGACGAAGGGGTCGAACTCGGAATTGGGGCGCCCCGGGTTGACGCTCACCACGTCTTCGCCGGGCAGCAGGTTCACCGCTTTGCCGGGGCCGTCCATGGTGGAGGAGCTGCCGAGGGTGCCATCCCAGGCGGCGGCGTTGCCCAGGTAGTTCTTTTGGCCGCCATCGTCGAACAGACCGTCAAAAGCGTCCGGGTCCATCTTGAGGAACACGCTGAAGGCGCCGGAGACCACGGCGGCCTGGAGTTCGGCGTCGGTGTAGCGGCCGAGCTGCTTGAGCGGTTCGATGACCGGGGCGAGCACGGGGATGCCGCGCGTCTGACCCGGGCGGCGGCGGTCGAACAGGTGGATGACGTTGACGCGGCCGCCGGCGCCGCGCATGTCGCGGCGTTCCCAGCTTGGGGACTTGGCGCGGAAGCCGTGGCTGTCTGGGTGGCGGTTGCAGATGTGCACGGCGACGGGCTCGCCCAGCGGGGTGATGACCACGCCGGCGCGCAGGGTGTCGGTATCCGCGCTCCACGCCGGGTTGCACACCCGATCCGCCTCGATCAACTGGATGGCGAGATGGTAGGGGCCGCCACGGTCGATCTCCGGCGTCAGGGCGAACCCGTCGCCGCTTTCCAGGGCGGAGCGGAAGGCGAGGGATTGCAGGCCGTAGAAGTCCTGCACCCGGGAGGCGTCGCAGTCGGTGCTTTCGCACCACAGGCGGAACTCGCGCCGGGTGGTTTCCTGCCAGGCGGCGGCATCGTCGGCGGATAGCCCGAGGATCTTGGCATCGATGGCGGGCTGCATGGAAAGCCCGGTGCCCACCACGTTGGTGACCATGGTGTTGATGGCGCCGCCGGCCAGCGGGGCGTTGCGCACCAGGTCGCGTGCGTTGGTGCGCAAGGCGGGCAGATCGGCCAGGCTGACATCGTCGGCCTCGCCGTTGGCCGGACGCCAGCCGCGCATGGCGGCGCGCGACAGGCTGGCGCCGTGGTAGCCCTCGGCCAGAGCCAGGGCGGTTTTCTCGCGCAGGCGGCGGAAGCCCCACTTGGGCGAGACCGCCGCGACGGCGCGTTCCAGGGGGTTGAGGGCGATATCCTTGCGGCCCATGTCACCAACCCGGCGCGACAACGCGCGAACGGCCGCCGCGCGTGGCGGAGGATGTCAGGATCTTGACCTGGCTGTCCCAGTGGGCGATGCCTTCCCGGATGGTGGCCAGGTCGGCATACGTCAGCATGCGGCCGGACTCATGGCGCACGGATTGCCCGCCCAGTACGGCCGTCTCCGCCGCCAGGTATTCGGAGAGCTTGGCCTCTGCCTGGGCCAGGGTGATGCCTGCCATTTCAACCTCGCGCGATGGTTTTGCTAACCGTAGCCGGTCGGTGTCTCATTGTCTGGCGAGGGGTGAGACATTCACCGCCGCTTGAGATACCGATACATCGTTGCCCGGCTGATGCCGTGGCGGCTGGTGATGTCGCGGGTGTCCAGGTTGGCCAGGTAGTCGCGGGTGACCTTGGCGGCCTTGGCTTCCACCGGCGCGTCCATGCGCGAGATGGTGACGCGCTCGCCGCCGTAGTCGCGCTTGACTTCGCGCTCCACCAGGTTAAGCAGGTCGGCCACTTCCTCCGGCAGCCCGAATTTCTCGGCAATGCGGACTTTTGCCCGCTCGATCAGTTCATGCACGATGTCCACCCTGTTCCCCCTTGCCGGCGCCGCCCGAGGCCGCGCGTTTCCAGTCGGTTAATGTGATGCGCCCACCGAACGCGACGCCGGCGCCCAGGGATTCGGCCTTGCCGCTCAGGCGCAGGGCGGCCAGGGCGTACAGCAGGCAGTCCAGGGCCTCGTTTCTTGGCCGGGTCTGGACCCATTCCTGGAACGGGCGGGTGCCCCGGATCTTGGTCACCAGCTTTTCCGCGGCGAGCTGGGCGAAGTATTCGTCGTCGAAGGCGGGGTCCCTGGGGAAATGCAGGTAGGCGGGGCCGG